AAAGTCAAGTATTTAGAACATGCGCCAAGCCAGTACCTCAAACCTCAGGTTTCTGTTTTGCCGCGCGGACAGCAGCGAATTGGAGAGGTCGAGCCCGTGGTGATCGCGGCGGCCGGTGCGCCAACTGAGGGCAGCCGCGTAGCAGTGGTCGCACGCCGGCGAGACCCGTATGCAGCCGAGCCAAGGATTAAAGGTCGAGTCGCACCAGGCGATCCGGGTTGTCGTGCCCATGCGGAAAGATCACTCGGATCGAGCGTATTGTCGACGAGGGTGGTTTCCTGAAAGTTTGCCTATTCTCCTCAACCCAGAAGGCGGACAATCTTGCCGGATCCGGATGGGCCGACCAGGAGCGCAAGGTCCCCTCGGCACACCTCGAATGAGACATCCTGCAGCTCCTCCATCGGATGGAACGGCGGGAGGAAGATTGCGTGGCGCAGGGTGATTTTGAGTCATCGCCGCCTCGCTCTCGGCATATTATCGAGATCGGTCAGAATACGGAAAGGGGACGCAATGGCGATCAAGCGCGAGAAGATTCAGCCGCAGGGAATCCATGTCAGCATGGTCGACGGCAAGGCTAGGTACACCCAGGTCGTTACCGTAAGCGGCACCGGCAAGACGATCTTCGTCGCCGGCCAGCTGGCGCGCAACGCGCAAGGGGTTTGCGTTGGCAAGGCCGATATGCGCGCGCAGATCCAAACCTGCCTCGAAGCCACCGGCGCCACCTTGGCCAACATCGTCAAGACCAATACTTACGTCACCGACTACCCCGAGTTCGCCAAGCACCCCGACATGAGGATGCGCTATTTCGGCCCGGCAACGCCGACCAGCACGACGGTCCAGATCAGCCGTCTTGCCGACCCCGACGCGATGGTCGAGATCGAAGCGATCGCCGTCATCGACGGCTGAATTACGCCGGCTCCGTCTGTAAACCGGCGTCGGCCAGTTCCTTGAAGCCGCCGGCGTTGTAGGAGTATTGTGGCATGGTAGCGCCACGTGCGGATCCTGGGCGGAATAGGACCACGCCCGCGCATCTGGATCGCGACACCGCGATCGGAACCGAAAGTTCGCGGACTCACCGCTGGAGGGGCGAGTCTACTGCGAACTCGTCTCTGAAGTTAGGGATCCCCGGCGACTGGCGAAAAAGTACGATGCCAGGGGGTTTATGGGGTGATAACGAAGCGTAAGGGCGCTATTTTAGGCTCCTATCAGTCGGAATTTTGTTTTTTTCGCCTCGGCAGCTTCCTCCGCTATTTTTGTGGTAAGCTGCTGAATTGTTTTTACTTTCTGCCGCCAGGGGGTTTGCCCGCTGGGTGAATTTACCGTCTATAAAAAGAGCCGGCCCGACCGCGCCATCCCCCGATCGAGCTGAAAACCTAAGCTTGCTCAGGCACTTACCGGGCAGGGGCGGGGAGTGGAATTTACCGCGTTTGAGGCGGTGTTGTCCACCACCAATTCAGCATCGTTTTGCCCGACATAGCTTTGGTTGTGGGATTAGAACGAAACAAGATCATTGACAAACGCGATCTGCCCATGCTAAATTACGCAATATAGTGATTCGATCATCCCTGGCGCGGTATATAAGACGAACACTAGGTCGTGCAATAGGTTCGAAACCAGCGGTCACCATAGCCGCACCTGAACATAGCGGCCCTGTTGATAATTTGCGACTGATTTATTGCTGTAGTCATATTAGGACGGGAACGCCGTCCAGAGGTGGATAATGTCATCGATAGCGTCGGGGCGTGCGGAGGCGAGCCCAAAACTGCCGTGGCCCGCCGACCGGGCCGAGCACTGGCCGATCGAGGAGTTGATACCCTATGCGAACAATCCCCGGCTTCACAGCGCGGCCGACCTCGAGAGAATTGCCGCATCCATCCTGAAATGGGGCTGGACGAACCCGGTCTTGGTCGACGAGCAAGGCGTGCTGATTTGCGGTCATGGGAGGGTCGCAGCAGCGGCGAAGTTGGGGCTGAAAACCATCCCGGTGATCGTCGCGCGCGGATGGAACGAGGAGGAGAAGCAGGCTTATCGCTTGGCCGACAACGAACTTGCCGCGCGATCGAGCTGGGACGCCGATCTGCTCCGCAGTGAGCTGCGTGATCTCAAATTCAACGGTTTTGACCTCGAGCTGATCGGCTTCGAACCGGACCGGCTGGAAGACATCCTGGCCGGTTTGGGATCGAGCGGTCTGACCGATCCCGATCGCATCCCGGAGATACCCGATCAACCCGTGAGTCGGCCCGGCGACGTCTGGCTGTTGGGCGACCACCGGGTCGGCTGCGGCGACAGCACCGACGCGGCGGATGTCGAGCCGGTGCTGGCGGGATCGCAGCCCCACCTGATGGTCACCGATCCGCCTTACGGGGTCGACTATGATCCGTCCTGGCGGGCGCGCCGTGGCTTCGGTTCCGGCAAGCGCGCGCAGGGCAAGGTGCTCAACGATGACCGCGCCGATTGGCGGCAGGCCTATGCGCTGTTTCCTGGCGATGTCGCTTATGTCTGGTACGGAGCGCTGCACGGCGATGTTGTGGCTGCCGATCTCGCGGCTTGCGGATTGCAGCGACGTGCTCAGATTGTCTGGGTCAAGCAGCATTTCACTCTGAGCCGTGGAAATTATCATTGGCAGCATGAAAACTGCTGGTACGCCGTGCGCGAAGGCAAGGCTGGCCATTGGCAGGGTGACCGCACGCAAACTACAGTCTGGGAGATCGCAAATAACAATCCGTTCGGCACTCGACAACGCGAGCCGAGCTGGGGCCATGGCACCCAAAAGCCGGTCGAGTGCATGCGCCGTCCGATCCTCAACAACAGCCGGCCCGGCCAATTGATCTATGACCCGTTTCTCGGCACCGGCACGAGCCTGATCGCTGCCGAAATGTCCGGCCGGATCTGCTGCGGGCTCGAGATCAGCCCGGCTTATGTCGATGTCATCCTGCGACGCTGGCAAGCCGTCACCGAACGGGCCGCGATCCATCGAGCTTCGGGTCAATCCTTCGACGAGCGCGCCGACAGCCAGGAGCGAGATCAAGCGGGATCCGTCGATGGCTAGAAAAGCGTTCGTCGTCAATGAAGCGGTGCACGACAAGGTGCGCCATTTGGCTGGAGTCGGCGTCCGTCAGGACGACATCGCCAAGATCATCGGCTGCGCGCCGAAGACGTTGCGCAAGCGGTGTCGTGATGACCTCGACCGGGGCGTGGCCGAGGCCAATGCGACGGTGTCCGGCTATTTGTTCGCCGCCGCCAAAGCCGGCAATGTCACGGCGCAGATCTTCTGGTTGAAGACCCGGGCGCATTGGCGGGAGAAGTCAGCGCCCGATGACCTGCCTCCGGGCAACGACGCCGGGTCCAATTCACCGGTGGTCCTCTTGCCCGACAACAGCCGCGACCCCGAGCTGACGCAGGTGTTGCAAGAGGCACAAGAGAAATACTTCGCCGGAAAACCGCGGCGGTAGTTCCGAGTTTCAGGAGTTGATTGGAAGGGCGACACCAGTGCAGATCGAAAACACCGTGGACACTCGTTTCGACAGTGGTCGTCACCGGCTGTCGGGCGGCAACGGAAAGACGCCCACCCGTTCGGCATGTAAGGAATGTCCTCAGGTGTTCACGGCGCCGATATCGGCGCAGCCCGGACCGCAGACCGAGTTCCTGCGAAGTCCTGCGGACATCTGCATCTACGGCGGCGCGGCTGGCGGCGGGAAAACGGTTGGACTGATCCTGGAGCCGTTGCGTCACGTCTGCCGAGTCGCCAACTTTACCGCAGTATTCTTCCGTCGCACGACGCCCCAGATCACCAATCCCGGCGGGTTATGGGATGAGAGCCAAAACTTCTATCCGCGGCTCGGTGGCACCCCGCACCTCGGAATGCGCGAGTGGCGCTGGCCGCGCGCCGGCAAGATCAAGTTTTCGCACCTGCAGTTTGAAACCACGGTCTACGACTGGCAGGGGGCGCAGATCACGTTGATCTGCTTCGACGAGCTGACGCATTTCACGGCGCACCAATTCTTTTACATGGTCAGCCGAAACCGCTCGACCTGCGGCGTCAAGCCTTACATCCGCGCAACGAGCAACCCCGACGCGGACAGTTGGGTCGCGCGCTTCCTGGAATGGTGGATCGACCAGGAGACCGGGCTTCCGATCCCCGAGCGGGCCGGCGTTGTGCGCTACTACGTCCGCGTCGCGGAACAGACCGTATGGGCCGATCGGCCCGAAGACCTGATGCAACACCTGCCGCAGCCGGAAGATCTGCCGCCGGGCATCGAGGCGCCGCGGCCGATCAGCGTGACGTTCATCCCGGCGAACGTGTTCGACAACCCCATTCTGCTGCGGGTCAACCCGGAATATTTCACTTGGCTGCTTTCTCTGCCGCTGCTCGAGCGCGAGCGGCTGCTGGGCGGCAATTGGAAGATCCGGCCGGCTGCCGGTCTCTACTTCAAGCGGGCGTGGTGCACTATCGTCGACGAGGTCCCGGCGGACCTCGACGTGGTTCGTTACTGGGATCTCGCCGCCACCGAAA